TGGCGCAAGCTCAAGATTCGCAATGATCGGGAAGAAGCCGAGTTGATTCCGCGCGTGAAAGTCGCGGAGACGGTGCGACTCCTCGCCGCGAAGATGATAGCACTTCACGACGCAAAGCTCGAAAACGAATACCCGGCAGCCGTAGCAGGCTTGGACATTCCCGGCGCGAGAATTTACGGGAAGAAACTCAACGATTCCATCCGCGCTGAAATCCAATCTTGGGCGCACCTCTGGCCGTGAGCGATTCCACGATCAGCAAGAGTTGGTTCGCGGCCTTCGCAGCAAAGGACAGACGCCCGATATACGAATGGGCAGCAGAACACGTCACGCTTCCAAGCGTGCTCACTCGGAGCGGGCGCTTCGATGTTGGAACGTCGCGCCACTTCATTGCACCATTTGAAGCCATCGCCGATGACCGCGTGCGCGAGGTCAACGTCCTTGCCCCACCGCGCTCTGGCAAAACTCTTTTGGCCGACATTGCAATTCCTTGGTTTGTCTCGGTTCAGGGCGCAAGCGTCCTCTTCGTGATCCAGACTGAAGAAATGGCAAAGAGCCACGCCGAGCTTCGCACCATGCCGTTGCTTAAGTCCGTCCCGGCGATTGCGGAGATGTTGCCAGCCGATAGGCACAAGGAGCGCTCAACCGAAATCCTTTTCACCAACGGCTTGCCGCTGATTGTCTGCGGCCCGTCCATCTCGAATCTTCAAAACCGCGGTTTCCGCGTCGTCATCTCCGATGAGACGTGGATCCTTGCCGACAAGCACGCGGGCCGGTTGGAAGAAGCCAAGGCCCGACTCGGCGATTTCCTACGCGAGCAAAACAGCAAGCTCCTGTGCATCTCGCAAGGCGGCAAAGCGGGCGACGACTGGCACACGCAATTCAACTCCGGAACGCTTCACGAATGGGAAGTCGCCTGCCTCGGGTGCGGCCAATACTTCGAGCCGCGATTCAGCGGACACCGCGCGGACGGCTCACGCTGGGGAATCACATGGGATGAAGACCGCGAGGAAGGCGCGGCGCATAACATCGCACAGGCAGTCGCGACGCTCCGCTACGAGTGCCCGCATTGCGCTCACCGACACGACGACACGCCTGCGACAAAGCACGCTTGGAACGAATCGGGCCGATACCGATTCGACGCGGCAGACTCTCAGAAAAAGAAGTCCTTCCACTGGTCAAACGTCATTGACTTCCCGTGGACTGAGCTTGTCGAGAAGTGGCTTCGCGCGCGTGACCAATCGCGGTTAGGCGCGGAACTGCCAACGATCCAGTTCATGCAAAAGCAGCTTGCCGAGTTCCACGACCCGGCCAAGGCCGCGCACGTCGAGACGCTGCCGAGTGTTGCAGTTGCCGAGCCGACAGCGGACGGGAAGTTTTGGGAAAAGCAGGATTTCATCTTCCTCACCGTGGACAAGCAGCTTAGTCACTTTTGGGCGATGGTCGAAGCATGGAGCAAGGACGGCGAATCAATGGTGCTTTGGGCCGGGCGGCTCGAAACATGGTCGGAAGTCGCGGACAGGCAGGCGGAGTTCAAGGTTCCAGACCAATGCGTATTCGTGGACTGCGGCAACTGGCAAAACGAAGTCTGGACGGAGTGTGTCCGTCATGGGCACGTCAACGCCAAGGGGAAATGGAAGTGCTGGTGGGCGCTAAGAGGTTCCGCCTCGCCAGCCTTCAGCACGAAGCGCGCGGACAAGGGCAAGGTTGAGTCCGTCCGGCTTCCATACTCTTGGCCGCCCGACAAGGGCGACCCGTGTTTCGGCCTGTCGTCAAACGACGCGCGGCGGCAGGAGTTCGCTGGCAAGACTTGCCCCGTCGTCACTTGGAGTAACCCGACCATCAAAGACATTGCTGGAAGTCGACGCGACGCGATGACGAAAGGACGGCTCGCCTTCGTTGGTCACAACGTCGAAGACCATTTCTCCCGTCACCTATTCGCCGAGACGAAGCGGCCAGACGAACGCAACCCCGGCAAATGGTCTTGGCAGGTAGTTGGTAAGCGCCCGAATCACCTTTGGGATTGCTGGTGCATGAGTGCAACTGCCGCGTGCATGGCGGGAGTCATCAAGGCGATTGAGTAGCAGACTACCTTCGCGCGACTGCATTGTTTTTGCGCGGCCAGAAATACCGCAGCGGCAATCCGGGTTCCCATCCGCGAGCTATGATTTGCTCGATTAGCCGACGAGTTGAACCGGAACAACGCGACCACTTGATTTGTCTTTTCATAATTGTTTCGACCCCCTGCGAGCGTGTGAAGCGATTGCGGCTCTTCGCATAGCCTCGCGCGCGTCATCCGATCGCATCGTGCGCGTCTTGAGCTTGAATCGATCTCGGAAACTTCTGACGTGTTTTGCGAACGCCTGCTTGGTGACGCCGCATTTGTCGGCAAGGCTGGATGCGGTTTCGCCGGGCAGCAGATCGGGGCGCAGGGAGTAAATCAGCGCGGCGGTTCTAAGTCCGAGCTTTTTGACCGACACGCAACAAATCACTTTCCGACCGCCGCCGCGCTGCGGGACGTTTCGGAAGTATGGCTCGGTGAGCCAACCGAACAGGAGCGACAAGGCCAAGCCCCATTCGCCCGCCTTGGAATCTGGCAACGGCTCTATCTCGTCAACCGGATGCGGAGAGTAGCTTGCGCGCGGATCGTCTGCGGCGTCGTGGTGTTCAACATCAGACACAAACGCCATTTTGCAAAACCGCGCAATGGGTCAAGGGTGATAAGTTGACTCCGCGAAAAAGGCAAATGGCGTTTCGCAATTTTCCGGGCAAGTCGAAGGCGTGGTTACAATCGGAGTTGAGCAAGGTGCTCGATGACCTCGCCAGCGGCAAAACCGTCGTCAGCAGCGGCGCTGGCGATTCCAACCTGAGCGAGCGGGTCGAGGTTTCACTAATGCGGCGGAAGGAAATGATTCTATCCGACCTCAACATCCTTGACCCCACGACCTACCCGCGCACCGATGTCATCGGCGCGAAACGCACCCGGCCCCGCTACACATGAGCAGCCCCATCCTTGCCCCGAATGGACGACCGGCCAGAAGCGAGCTAGCGGCAAACTTCACGCCGCAACCAAAAGCCTACGGCTATGGGCTTTACGCCACGCCACAAAGCACTGGCACAAGCGACCACTACCGACTTCGCGCCAACTTTCTCGGCGGCGGCTTGGAGCGGGAGTTAAACGGCTACCAATGGCGCGAACTCATCTCCTACTCGCGCCAGCTTTTCGCGCAACTTGGCAACCTCGGCGGGGCCATAGTTCAAAAGGCCACCTACGCCGTCGGCGAGGCGTGGAAGCCGCAATACTACGGCACGGAAACCGCATGGGGACAGCGCGTTGAGGAATGGCTTGCCGAGTCCTTTTACCCCGTCGCCGACGCGCGCGGGCAGGGCTTTGATTTCGTCACCAACCTGTTTCTCGACTCCATCGCGCAAGACGTGGACGGCGACGCAGCGATGATTCTCACATCATCGGAGAGCGGCTTCCCGCAAGTCCTCTTTGTATCGGCAGATCGTATCACGGGCAACGCGGAGGAGATTCCAGACGGTCCCTTCAAGGGCGCGAAGCTCGTCAATGGCTGCATCATTGGCGGCACGGGCCGGGTCATCGGCTACCGAATCCAGACCGGCGAGCGGATGGAAGACTTCACCGACTACTCGACATTCAACTGCCAACTGCTTTTCGAGCCGGAATGGCAGAGCCAGCGGCGCGGAATCCCTCGCATCGGGCGCGTCGTGCTCGATTGGTTCGACGTTCAAGACATTGATGCCTTCCTGAAGCGCGGCGTGAAGCTCGACGCCAGCCAAGGGCTTCTGCACTACACCGAATCCGGCACGGCGGACACCGCGGCAACGGCGATTTCAGATAATGACGCGGGCGCGACGGACACCGACCTGCGCATCGAACGGCGCGAGGGCGGGGAAATCCTTTACCTAAAAGCCAATGCGGGAGAGAAGGTTGAGAGCTTCGCAAGTGACCGTCCGCACCCGAACACCGAGGCTTTCGTCGCGCGCATCGAACGGCGCGGTTTGCTCGCCGTCGGCTGGTTCTATGAACTGATCGACCCTTCCAAGATCGGCGGCGCGAGCGTGCGGCTAATTCAAGACGAGGCGCGAGCCAGCATCCGCTACCGGCAGAAAACCATCCGCAAGCGGGCCAAACGCGCGGTCACTTACGCCGTCGCGCTGGGAATGAAAAATGGCTTCATCCCGCGCAACGATTCCGATTGGTGGAAATTCGACTTCGAGCTTCCTGCGCAGCTTACCGTTGACGCTGGCTATGACCGGCAGGCCGACGTTGAAGACTTGAAGCTCGGCCTCACCACAAAAGCCGCAGTCGGAGCGAAGTCTGGCCGCTGGTGGGAAGACACCGACGCGCAGCGTGATCGTGAATTTGACGCACTGCTCACGCGGGCGAAGGCTCATGCTGATAAGTTTGGACTCCCGCTCGAATACGTTCTCGACCGCTTGGAGCAGCGCAATCCGAATCCGGCAACTATGGCCCAAGAAACGCAGCAAAACACTCAGAAAACCCCATGAAATACCCACTCATAGCCGCCAAGGTCGCGCGCGAAATTTGGGCCGTGCGGCCAGAGACTTTCGAGGCGATTCACGCCGTCGTTTTCGGTGAGCGAGTCGCCATGCCGTTCGCGCCGGGCACGCCTGCCGAAGAAGACGATGACGAGTGCGACATGGACTCTATCGCGCCCGGCGCGACGCGGGTGATTCCCGTCTTCGGAATTCTCGGCAAGCATCTCGACAGCATTGAAATGTCATGCGGAGGCTGCTCCGTTGACCGCACTTCCGCGCTGCTCACGGCGGCGGACAAAGACCCTGACTGCGAGCGCATCATCCTCGCCTTCCATTCGCCGGGCGGGACGGTGACGGGCATTCCCGAACTCGCCGCGAAGATTCTGGACATCTGCACACGGAAGCCAGTCATCGCCTACACGGACGGGCAATGCTGCTCTGCGGCCCTTTGGCTAGCGAGCGCGGCGGATGCCTTCATCGTCGCGCCATCCGCTCAAGTGGGCAGCGTCGGCGTGTTCTGCATGAGCCTAGATGAGTCGCGCAAGATGGAGATGGAAGGCGTTAAGGTCAACGCCGTGAGCGACGGAAAATACAAGCTCACGGGCGCACCGTTCAAGCCGATGACCGACGATGAACGCGCGATGATTCAAGAGCGCGTGAGCGCTACGGCAACGGCCTTCCGTGCCGCGCTCACGGCGAATCGCAAGATCGCCAGCGAGGACATGGAAGGGCAGGTGTTCACGGGCGAGGAAGCCGTTGCGAAGGGATTTGCCGACGGGCTGGCAAACGATCTGACGGAGCTTTTGGAGCAGTTGGACGAGTCGGGCGGTTGACTCGCGCGCAAGGGAAAACAGCCATGAGCTTTTTTGTGAACCTCGCCAAAGCCAACGCGGAACTCGCGCGGCTCAATACCGATCTCGCCGCCGCGCTCGCCGAGCGTGACACGCTCAAAGCGGCCATCGCCGAGCGCGACGCCGCCGCTGAGAGTGTCCGCGCGCAATTCGACGCGGCTGTTGGGGACTTAACTTCGAAACTCTCAATCGCGAACGATGAGATTGTGGCGCTCAAAGCCGCTGCAAAAACCGCAGGCCAGCAAGCCGCCGAAGTCATCGCCGCTCAAGGCGTCGCGGCGGACAAGATGCCCAAGGATTCTACGGTCGAGGCGTTGTCAGCCGACAAGCTCGCTGCCGCCATCCGCGCCGAAACCGACCCGATCAAGCGCGCTCACCTGTTCTCTCAGTTCAAAAACCTCAAGTAACGCAACATTATGTCAAACGCACTCGGCACACTCAGTTCATCCCTCATCCTGCAAGAAGCTCTTGACCTCGCGGTCAAGGTGCATCCCGCGCTAACGTCCGTTACCACGGACTTCTCCGCGCAGCCCGCGAAGAAAGGCCAAAGCATCATCAGTCGCACGCTTGGCAAGCCCACGGTCAGCAACTTCGGCAGCGCCGCGACGGACTCCGCCGACGCCGATGTGACGGTCACGCTCTCCAACTTCAAGGAGGTTCGCTACAAGTTCACCGCCGCCGAAGTCGCCAGCACGAATCGCAACCTGATTCGTGAGCGCGCCATGCCAATGGCCCTCGCGATTGGCGACTACCTCGCCGGAATCGTTGCGACCGAACTCGCGCTCAATACCGATTTCACCACTGAGGTCGTCGAAGCTCTGGCCGATGTGGATTATCAAACGCTCACCTCCGCGCGTGAAGCGTTGACCGCGACGCTTGAAGCCCCGCTCAACGACCGCTACGCCGCCGTCAAGCCTGCCGCGTTCACGAAGCTGCTTAATGACAGCTTGTGCAACCGCCAATACAAGAACACTGGCGACGACCCTATTGCTTCCGGTCGCCTTAATCAAATTGCGGGCTTCCAGTCCGTTGACGAATGGCAGGGCTGGCCGACGACTGACAACGGCATCGGCGCGTTCTGGCACAAGTCGGCGGTCTGCCTCGCCGTGCGCCCCATTGCCAACCCCGAGGAATACGGCATCAAGTTCCCCGGCAACATCGGCATCGTCACCAACAGCGACCCGACCGCCCCGTTCAGCGTGCTCGCCTTCGAGTCTATCAATGCCAGCGACCTGTCGGTCGAGACGGTCATGGTCTTCCTCGCTGGCGTTGCCAAGGGCAACAACTTCTGCGCTCGCCTCGTCACCGCCTAAGCGCCATGACGCGCCTGCACTTCATCGTAACCCGCAAGGGTGAAAAGGTCGCTCTGGCCTATGCTGGCGAGAGCGGTTCAGCGGCAGACGCTGCTTACGACAACGCCAAGGGCTGCGACTCGGTTGAACACTATCGCTTCCCCGAGCCTGCCCGTGTGCGCAGCGCCGACGTTGCAGCGCGCTCGACCAAGATTCGCGACCGCAGCGACAAACCTGAGCCAGCATCGGAAAAGCCAGCGGCTGAGCCTGCCAAGAAGTAATTCGGAATTGAATTCACGCGGCCCGTCCGTTTTGCAGCGGGCGGGCCGCTTCACTTTATGAGCCGCCTATCCAACGCACTTTCACGCGGATTGGAGCATCATCGGATCGCGCAAGGAAGCCCCGTGTTCACCTTCGGCGACGTGGCAGACATTCCGTGCGTCATCTCGACGTTGAAACGCGGCACCGTTTTGGAAGTCGGCGGATTCGCGGCGGAAATAGCATTCACCATCATCGTTCGCCAGTCAGACACTGAAACGCCGCCCGCAGCAGGCAAGACGGTAGTTTTCAACGGCACGACCTACCGCGTCCTAAACGCCGCAAGCACGGCGGGAGGGAGTAGCTACGAGTTCGACCTTGGCAACCCTAGCCGATGACGCCGACTTTCAAAGTCGAGTTAGCCGGGCTTAACAAGGCCGTGGAAAACGCCATGCTTGTGACGAAGAAGACGCTGGCAGAGCAGATCAACCAGACGGCGTTCAACGTGGCGGCGCGCGGGTTTCATTACACGAAGCCGAATACTTGGGATGACGCGAACGCCATTTTCAAGCAACGCAACAAAATCTCCGGCTACCTTAAACAGCAGATGAGCGACGCGCGCAGACAAGGCGCGGGCGCAGTTGTCGAGACTAGCGGTAATGGCAACCGATTCGGCTCGCGGCACAAACGCGCTTCGCGGCAGTTGCGTAGAATGACGCTGATTGCACAGGCCGCGTTTTACAAGGCTCACGGCTACGGCATCGGCAAGGGTAAGAGCAACAAGCGCACGAAGCGGCTTTCCACGCACAAGAATGCCAAAGCTGGAAAGACGATTACGGCCAGCGATTACGGGCAGGCGATGACGGCATACACGGGCATGATGCTGCGGCGAAACTTGTCGAATGTGGGCTACCTCAAGACGATTTGGATGGGGGCGATTGACCGGCTCGCGCCGTTCGTGAAGTTCAAGGGGTATCTGAAAAACTTCAACGGACTGGCGGGCTTGCGGCGCATGGGCGGCACGGGTTACGGCGGGGCGAGCATGGCGAACGAAAACACGCCGCAAGCCGTTGTGACCGGGCTTTTGACGGCGGCAGAGCGCAAGAAGTTCTCCGGTTCAAGTCAGCGGGAGATTGACAACGCCGCGCGCAACGCGCTGAACGACGAGGCGCGGGAGATGAAGGAACACTTGGACCGGCAACTGACGAAGGCGCTGAAATGATTTATGGCTGTTACCAACAAAATTGAGACGGCGGTGAAGCGGCTGCTCGTTCAGGCTGGCGTTTGTTGGCTATGGAATGACGAGTCGCCGGAAGAGCAGCTTGGCGTGCCAGAAGGGCTGCTAAACAAGCGCCTGACTGCCGCAATAACCGTGGATTGGTCGAACAACGCTACGCCGACAGCGCCGCATGATTCGGCAACCGTGCTTGGCGTTTCCACAATTATCCCCGCGCCAGTAACCGTCATCGGAACCAAGATCGAGCTTACAAACTACACGGGCGGCGAGGTTATCAATCCACGCATGATGGACGGCGGGAGGCCTCCGGCGAACAATTACAACCGGGCCACGCTTGCATTGTCCGCGTCGGGAAAAACATATGTGCTGAATAACGGTGGCCCCTACAACCGGACAGGCTTCACCTATACCGAGCGGCTGAACTTAATCTCTGGCGACGTGGTGACGCTGACGCTGGACACCGTTGACGGGCTGGCATACTTCAACGACGGCGGGCAACAAATTGAAGTTGTCCTTTTTGACTACAACACCGGCTCGCCGATGTGTTCAAAGGGGCAGGACTACCACGACAAGGACGTTGCGGTTTATCACGTCATCGCGAGGCAGGGCGAGGAAACGCCGCCGCATTCCGGCAACTATCTAGTCCACGTTCGCGTGGAATGCTCGGCCCAAGCGGACGACACGGCGGCGGGGCTGGC